CCACAAGAGTATGTTATAGGTCTTACCCGAACGAGTACCCCCTTGTTCTATTATAATTCGTTTCTTAGAATGTATTAGGTGCTTACATACTACATTACTCTGTATCGTCTTCACGTTCTAGTATTTCTATTCTGAAATGATTTTCCGTACCCAAGTCGACCTCTTGTCGTTCTATGTACCCCCTTGACTTACCCTGAGTCTTTAAATAGAAAATAGTTGATGTTGTGTTGTTGTCTTTGATTTGCTCGAACAGTTTACTCTCAACAAAATCCAGACATACGTTCTTCACGTTGTCTACTTGTTTTCTGTAATCCTCATCTTCCTTATACCACCTATAATGAGTTTCTCGGCTTATCTCTGCTTTGTTACACGCAACCGATACGACACCTAAGCTACTTTCTAGGGCTTGTATCATTACGCTTTTTTTAGTGTCAGATTTTGTCATTTCTTTTTCTTAAAGTATTTATATGCTATGTAAGTAAAAACCCCTATCGTAATGCAAACGGGACAAGGGTGTAAAAACGCTATATTCATAATATGTCGGATTTCTTCAAAGCGAACTCAGCAAGACAATGCGGACACGTAACGTCGATTGTTTGATCTAAGTGGCTTTGGTTAATGTCAGTCATTACGTTATTCATCTTTTCCTCTTTACTCTTAAAATCCTCAGGAGACATATCGTTTAGGTTAAACCCGACGCTATCCTCTAGCCAATTATTTAAATTTATGTTAGGAAAGTATGCTTGCATATCTTCTACGTTATCTATTTCTCGCATCTCTAACACAAGGTCTTCGTTATTCCAAAGCGTAAGTTCGTGTGTCTTGTTGTCTGCTATGCGGTACTCTTTTACTTTCTTGTCAGATAAGTGGTCTACAATGATTACGTTTATTTCGTCATACCCTAATTGCATTAACGCCTTGTATCTCGCGTGTCCCGTTATGATAACGCCCTCAGCATCTATTGATATAGGTTGGTTGTACCCATACTTTTTAATGCTTTGTTTCAAAGCGTCTATCGTTCGATCGTTCTTACGTGCGTTTCTCCAGTAAGGTTTTATTTCAGATAATTTCTTCGTTTGGATTTTCATTCTTGTAATCTTTCTTTATTTTTAATTGATGTTTTGTTTCCCAAGACTTTTTGTATTCTACGTCCTTAAATAGCTTACTGAATCCCGTAATGTGTTTGAGCCGTATTAATTCTTCCGCTTCCATTCCTAACTCGTTACATATATCTTCGTCTTTCCAACCATTCTCTAGCATATCAAATACCATACTGGACATTCCGTTTATTGAGTGTTTGCCTCTTGCTCTGTTGTGCCGTACAGTCGATGCCATTCTATCGTTAATATCCTTTTGTATAACTACGATAGGTAAACGCCCAAGGTTACGTTCCAGAATATCTTTGTTTGTTTTACACGTTAGGTATCTGTGGAATCCGTCTACAATAACGTACTTATCTTTTTCTTCATCATAGACCGTTACAACTGGTTGCGTATAGCCGTCGTGTGCTATCGACGTGTAAAGCAATTTCATTTCTACTCGTGCAACACTATTCGGGTTGTAGTCGTTAGCAGTTACCTTATCTATGTCTACCCACCGCACCCGTGCAACGGGTTGTGTTTTTAAGGGGTGTATATTAAATAGATAGTCTTGTATATCTTCTATCTTCCTAAGCAAGTCTTCGCCGTCTAATTTATCTAATCCTAATTCAACCATTTATATATCTATTTGTATCTGTGTATTTGTTTGTAATGCCACGCTTCCATTTACGCCAAGTATCTACGTCAGGGTGTCTTTCCCAATTCGTAAGCTTTGTAAACTCAAAGTCGTTTGCTAGAATAGAGTTTATTTGTACTCGTGTCAGTTTGTCTTTGTTAAACTCCATATCGTATTTTGTGTCCATTTTGTCAAAACGCTTTTTGAATATAGCTTTGTGTTTTTCGTCTGTAATCAGGTTTTCAACAAGATGATCTCTGTACTCAATCCAGTCCCTAAACATAAAAGGCAGTTCTTTAATCTTTAGGAAGTTATCACGCCCTAACCTACCTGCCGTGTTGATACCCGATAAGCGTTTTGTAAGTTTGTTCCAAGTCTCCTTTTCGATTTCCTCAAGATAATACAAACTCTCTACCGCAGTTTCGTGGTGTAAGTTTGACACACGCATTGACTTAATTGCTATGCCGTGCATATATTGATAGTCGTATATTTTAGTATACTGCCAGTTGTTGTCGTGTATTGACTTCCATACGTCTGTGAAGCTCCAATCGTATATCGGGTAAAACGTAAATTGATTCATTTTCCTATTTAGCTTCTTTCCGAACGTAAGGTACTTATAAGTTGCGTCTGACGTAACGGCTAAAAATCGTGCAGGACTTTCCTCTGTTCTTACCCCTGCTAAATAACACGCCTTTTGATCTTTAAATTCCTTTTCAAATATAGCCTGAAACATATCGTGAAAGCGGTCTGTCCCATAGATATTATCTTTATAAGCATAATCTACTTTAGGTCGCATCCAATTTTCTTCGTCATCTGGATTCCAACACTCTAGCCAATGATCTTTATTGCTTGTTGCGTTAAATAGCTTTAGGGGTATCTGAAACCACATAGGTTCCACACGGGGGTCTTCCATAACTTCTGTAACGTAATCAATAACGTGTTGCCACTCGGCCTCTTGATCTAAGAACAAAACCTTTAACGGCAGTCTATCCCGTTCCTCAGCAACCTGCAATGCTAAATTTAAAACACACGTGCTATCCTTACCACCGCTAAAACCTACAACGACATTCTCAAATTCGTCAAAGAGATAATTAACACGCTTTATTGCAGCGTCAAATACGTTTTCTTGTTTATATATCTTCATATTTATATGATATTGCTTTTCCTATATTATGCCCTAATGTACTGACATCTCCAATGTGTTCGAACAGACACGGAACGAGGGTTGTCCATTCTGTATTGTTATACACGAAATAGTCTTGTACGCACACGTCATAGTGATTACGTCGCTTCTCAGAAATAAACTCCTTACCTTCTTTTTGTAACCAGTCTTGTACACGCTTATTTAACCCCTGCTGATTTATGTATATACTTGCGTGATCGTAAAACCCACGTTTGACAACGCCTTTATAAAACCCTTGTGAAGCAAATTTTTTTAAGTGTGGCCGTCTAGTAAACAAAGAATAAAGGTCTGTTTTTGTTTCAGAATGTATTTCACGCCAATCGTTTATCCATTGCGGTTTAGTAATTACATCGTCCATTGTAATAAGAACTGGCTCGTCTTTACCTGCGTCATCTAACATACCCTCTAATGCTTGTTGTAAATTCCACGTGTGGCCTTGTCGGTTGTAATCAACAAACAGTTTAACCTCACAACCACTTTGTTCTAAAACGTCAATTAAAGGGTACAAGTATACGTCTCTTGTGTTTGGTATGGTTACGATTCCCGCTTTCATTTTTTAATCGGTGCCTTGTTTATTACACCATAACGACTTTCTTTAGTTGATGCTATAAAGTATTTATGGTCATTATGATAAAAGTATATAAATTCGACCCTAAAAAACCTTTCTCGATTCCCGTTCTTCAAAAGCCACGCTACTACGGAATAGTATTTACGTCTATTGCTTTTAAAATTCTTTTCTAAAAGGTAACTGTGCGGAAGTCCTTTCTTTGCATAGTTACTGCTAAACTTCCATTTCTGTTTGTCAATCCAATCTAACGCTTCGCTCTCTGTAAGGGAGTCGTGGTCTGGAAAGGTGTCGTCAAATTCTACTATTTTATATGCCATTATATATAATATTCTAAGTGTAAATAGTTTTTATATGCCTTTATGGGCGTTGCACCCAGTCTTTTATGTAGTTTATAAGACATACGTGTACATCTTATTTCTAGCGTTGTCCCGTTGTTTGCTTCTTTACCTATTACGTCTAATCTTTCTTTGTGAAGCTTTTCGTATATTTTCTTTCCTCTGTATTCGTTTAATACAAAATCATTTCTGAGTACATACTTTTTTTTGTGCTTCGTCCAACCGACCGTGCCCACAATCTTGTTTTCCACGTAATAGGCCAGAAACTTACATTCTGGAAGATAGTCAATACCTGATTGTTTTGCTTGTAACCTTATGCTTTCTAGTTCTTTATAAGTTACTTTCTTAATCATTGTAACGCAATATATACAAATTTTAACAAATTGTCAAATACTTATCTTGTCTAAGCACTTTTCGATTATTTCAAATTTACGTGGGTGCTTTACCTTTCTTATTCGGTCTATAAGGTTTTCGGTAGCCACACTAGATAAAAAATAATTATTCATCAAATGATTGTAAATGTTAGTCAGTTCGTCGTTTGTTCTTAAAACCGCTGACGGGAACGACTTGTACAAATGTATAATAGATGCGTGTGTCATTGGCTTACCCTTTTCTGTAAAGTAGTTAGCTATTTCAGTCCAACCCATATTGTAATCGTCTACAAGTATCTTCACAAGTAAACTTCTTGCATCGCTATACTTACGTTTTCGGGTGTTTTTAAAAACATCACACCCCGTCATATCTATTATTTTTTTTGCTATCTCGTCTTTCATAATATCATAATGTGCCTTCATAAATATAACTATCTATGTTAGCAGGTTTTAGAAAGAATTTATTATACAATTCTATGGCCTGATGTGTTTCGTCACGCCCTCGTTCGTAAAATTCTTCTGAGCATTTAAATATCCCTATGTCTAAGTTGTTTTTGTCGATACAAATAAACGTAAAGTCCTTGTAGTCAACATTAAATAGATTGCAATATATATAAACTTGAACGTGATATTTATATTTCTGAGCCGAAATCTGAAAATTCTTTACGTCTGTTGTCGTTTTAAGATCAACTAGACCGCCCTTATTTTGTAACACGTCTGCCTTTCCACGAAACGGTATGCCGTCTATAAGACCCACGCTAGGTATTTCAAACTTAGCGCCCGTTAGATACTTAGCCGTGTGGTCGTTTCTATGAAATGCATCTACAAGACGTTCGGCATCTTGCTTTTCTTTTATCGTAAATACTTGATCGTGATACGCCTTAGCTTCTTTGTAAGCTTTAGTGTTTTTAGATTGTACATTTACAAAAACGCATTCGTCTATTTTCTCTGGTTCTAATATCATTGTGTGAAACAACCAACCAGACCGCAAAGCTTGACTGCTCTTTTGCCCGTACTTAGTTACGTAATGATATGTCTTAGGACTATCCAGTAATAGCTTACACGTCGAGCTTGACAAGGCGGTTTTGCCTAAATAATTGTAATAAAAGTCGTCTGAGTAAGCGTTGTCGATCAACTCTTGTTTATTGTGTACCGACCCGTCTAATAGTTTTATGTCCATAACCCTAGATACTTTTTGATCTTACGCAACCATAAGTTGCTCTGTAAGTACGTTTCTAATTCTGAGGGGGTGTACACGCGTACTCTACCTCTTTTGTCTGTGTGTGTCCACACTCCCGTTTCTAATTGTTTAAACTCTTTCATTGTTTCTTCCTTCCTCTTTTACCTTTATAATCCTCTTTTAATTTATTTCTGAAATCTACGAATTTATTTGTTTCGTGTTCTTCCCCCTGCTTGATAGCTTGTTTAGCCATCATATATAAGCTAGGTATATCATCTAACAATGCTTTTGCATCGTATTCTATGTATGTTTCTTCGTCTTGGTCGTACCCTATCGTTCTTATGTGTACAACATCTCTGCTTGTCCATAATTCCGATGTTCTTAAAATAAATGTTTCTTTCATATTGTTGTTTTTAATTTGTTCTAAATATATACCAATCTGTATCTAACAGACGTGCTTCTTCTTCTGAGCCGTCATAACTAGAAAAGTGATGCCCGTAGCCGTCTGCCGAAATGCAGTTGTCTGCGGTCTTCTTCCAATCAATTTCTATCCACCAGTGCTTGTCTAAGTCCATTCCGTCTAGATAGCAGTCCTTAACTAACTCTTTTATTTCTTCTTCGGCTATGTCGTCTATTTCGGCAGCGTCTATAAAACGATACTCATTCCCGTCTAGTTCTATGTGAAAATCATCTTCTGTTTCTAACTCACCTATAAGGTCTTGTATTTCTCCTTTGTGGGTTTCGCATTGTAACTCGTCTGACACGAATTCATAAACCCTACGGATTTCCCTTATGTTTTTTGCTTTTATCCTATTCATAGCTTTCTAGTATTTTGTGTTCTATTTGTTCTGTAAGGCTATCTTGTAAGCATTCGTAAAGCTCTTGCTCACTTCCTTCGACATATATGCCGTCTAGTTCTACGCTTGGTGGACTGCCAGGGTGTCCTGAGCCGTCTGCATAATACATAACTTGTGGTTCGCCCTTATCGTAATAATAGTCTACGATAAACTTAACACCCCACATTGTTAGGTCTGTTGTTTGTTTACTCATATTCTCTTAGGTTTTAGTGTTTCTAACTCTTTTTCGGCGTCTCTCGCCCTTGTGATAGCACGATTGCGACTAGAACGCCACTCTGAAATCTGCTGATCGTACTGACGCTGACGTTGTTGCATATTCATTACGTATATGCTAATTTCTGTAAACGCCTTATGCACGGCAACCATTTCTTCTGTTGGCTTAGACTTATACCACTTTGTAAGAATGTCGTAACATAATTGAAAGTTGTTGTGGTAAGTAAATTCCTCTATGTCGTGTACGTTATTTTGTTTCTCTATCACGTTGTAAGATACGAAATATCCACAAACTACGCAAATCTGTTAGTATTCTTTTCGTCTTTCTTTTTAAAATACTCTGTCCATATACCTGCCTTTTCAACCTCAGGTTCGTTAAAAGTAGTCAAACTGCTTTCTGATTCAGGAAGAAGAAAAACGTCTTTATTCGTTTTACTGTTATTCCACATAGTGGTTCTCGGTGCGTAAACTGAGTTTGTGTATTGTTCCACATCTATATTATTTAGCCAGAACATATAATTTCCTTTCGGGTCTGCTACGAAATATAACTTCACAATATCTTTATCTAAAGCCATAAGCTTTTCGTACTTATATCGTTCCAGAAGCTTGTCATCGTAATGCTTGTTTCTGAACTTCATCTCCATTACACAGTCTAATCCCTTTGGGGTTTTTCCTTTAGCGTCAAAGTGTTCGTAATTTTCTCCAGTCCATTCTAATTCCCACCCGTCAAAGTTAAAAAACCACACAACCGCCTTTTCGTACTTATGTATATTTTCTGTTTTCATCTTATTTTTGGTTTAGGAAGGGATTCAAAATTAGCGTTTAGATCATCTATCCACATCTGAAACTGCTTACGCGCTTTACTCGGTGTGCAAGAACAAGGCATTCTAAACTTATGATTAAAATACTTAGCGTGTAATGTGGCTATTAGTTTTTGCTCTGCAACCGTGATTGTTTCCGTACCACTATTGCGAAAGTCTTTCCAGTCACTCCATTCTTTTGATGTCATTTGCGTTTAAATATTTGATTAAGCTTTTCTTGTCTTTTATCACAACCGCAGTCGTCACCCCATATTTTCTTTACAATCCATTTAATTCCCGTTAGCTTCGTAAATGTCGCTATCCAATCTCCGATTTTCATATTCATTTTGTAGTTCCTTTTTTATGTTTTTTATCGTGTTGTAAACTGAATAATATGTGATTCCAGTTTCACGGCTAAATTGTGTAATTGGTATATTCTTAATAAAGACTTCCTCAAATATCTTACGCTTATAAAACTTACCGAACTGTTCTGGGTTGTATTTTATTTCGTCCTCAGAACATATATCAATATAGTCTTGGTCTAACAAATAATCTTCGATTACCCTAAACATTTCAATATCAAACTCTTTTGGCCTATAAACTTCCGCTTCTGTTATGTCGTGGTTTTCAATGTCATCTATATAAACTCTTTTTTCTTTACGCTTTAGATCAAAAATCATATTGCGTAATGTGATATACACAAAGAAATAGTTTGGCTCGTCTTTCTCGTTATACAAAATTTTGTTTCCCGTCCTATTAATATAGTCTTGTACTTTAATGTACATTTCCATAACTATATCGTCTGCCGTATCGGGGTTGCAACCGAAGGACATAACGTACTTTTTCCATACGTCGTGCCGTTCTCCAAGTATTTGCAGTTCTTTTCCCACGCAGGGAATTTAACAATTTTATTTGATTTGTCAAAATGGCACTTGTAATGAGTGCAAAACGTCTGTGCCGTCGATCTCGAATCCTACGTTGTTTTTTGTCGCTCTTAGACGTATTGGTTCGTCCATCATTGTGGGTCTACCGCCCGTTTCTATCTCTTTGATCTTGCGGACGTGTAAGTGACTGTACATCCACTCGCTTGGGTGCTGAGTATATCTGTGTATAACTATAAAATCATCTGCTCGGTTTACGAATTTACCGCCCCCTTCTACGTCAGAGGCCATAGGTGGTATTGGATATCCTGCGTATTCGTGAGCAACGCTATGTTTAAATCTGAGTGCTGAGGTGTTTGCGTGTGTATTGACCCACGTTGTTACCTTTCTCTTTTTACAGAACATTCTTAATTCAGTACAAGCTTGATAATCGTACTCGTGCCCGCCTATTGACTTCATTAGTTCGTGATCTTTAATAAGCGAGTTATAAGGGTCTATTAGTAACCCGTGATAGTCCCAAGCGTCTTTTATGCTATCCGCAAGTGCTATTATGTCTTTGTACGTGTACATTCTTTCGTTGCTTACAAACTTAAAATACAATGAGACGTAGTTTTTTAGTTCCTTAAATTGATCTTCTGGAATTTGATTTAGTGGTTTACGTGCAATAAATTCTATAAGCTTACGAATAATACTATACGGCTCATTCTCAGAAGAAAACACAAGCCACCTTTTTTTGTGTTGTATCGTGTAACATAGCATTAAATATAAAAGGAGCGTAGTTTTACCTACGTTAGCGTGTCCTAAGCATACATTGTAGCTGCCCTCTTTGAATCTTATGTAGTTGTCTATTTCGGGTATGTCTAATCCTAGACCCTCTTTTACCTCTCCCTTACGTATTTTGTTTAAGTGGTTGACTTGGTCGTCAAAGTTTATTATCATATTTCTCTATTATTGTGTAAGATAAAAAAAGAGGGGAAGACTTGCAACCCCTCTCTAGTTTTATTAAAACGGCAGATCTTCCGTTTTTTCGACTACTGGCTCTTTGTCAGCCATTTCTCGATCTGGCATATGCTCCTTAGCATCTACCTTCGGCTTTGGCGTCCAAGGTGTGTGCTTAGCATAAATTTTTGATCGGTCACTTTTTGCACGTAACAACTCTATTGTGATATATCCATTGTTGGCTTTTATCGTTTCCTTGTTTTGCTCAAAGAACTCTACAAGTCCCTTAGCATTTACATTTAGATTTGCAACGACAAAATCGTACTTACCTTCTTTTACCCAGATGCTTTCTACAAACTGAGTGTTGTTGTCATATTTCTTATCCATTGTTTATCCAGTTTAAAAATTTAGTTGCGTCTGCAATTACTTGTTCGCTATCGACTGCTCTCTGTGCGTTAAACTCAGCGGACGCTTTTATAACGGTCTGCCTAATTATCTGCTGAGACTTATCTCCGTTTCGATAGTTTCCGTTAAAGTTACCACCGCCCGTATTGTTATAGTTGTTTTCTCTAACAAGCTTAGCGTTTCCGTACTCAGCGTTCGTAACCTCAAACTTAATATCTTCCCCTACGTTGTGTTTAAATTCTCCACGTGAAAAAAATGTGTAAGACTTTCCGTCCTCTACTGTAACTTGGAACTTATTCATATTGTTCCATTGGCCATTGGCCTCGATTGATTTGACTTTTCCTGTCATCATAATAATTGTGTTTAAATAAATAAATAATCTGCTAACTGTGATTGTAGCAGTTCGTTTCGCATTTCAAGATATTCTATGCGTTCTTTAAGTTTTGTATTTTCCTTAGACAAGGCCTCTATCCTTGCTTTTCGGTAAGTGATTGTATCTTCCATTCTCTCTATTGATTTATTAAAAGTACGAAATATAACTAACAATTACAAATGTATTGAAAAAAAGAAACGCCGTGATGTACAGACCACGACGTTTCGAATAGAGAATAATGAGAATCAACTCAGTAGTGATGCTAAGGTAAGTAAATTTATAGTAACCCCGAAGCTTTATTTAGACTTTTATAGTGTTCAAGCATATCAAGTAATTCTTTCGTGCTAAACTTCTGTATTGTATGCGCCTTGTGATAGAGTTCGTCTGCAACCCCTACGCCGTATTCGATGTCAAGTTGTTTAGAAAACATAAATTGTTCCCCCGACTTAAATATATTACACCCTGCACATTGTACCTGCACGTTTATTTCGTCCCACCTTGTAGAATAATGTTTACGGCTTTGGAAGTGTCCAGCTTGCAAGTTCTTCCAATGGTCTTTTTTACCACAAGTGTAACACGTTGCATAACCACTTACAGACTTTCTTGTTCTAATGTATCTAGAAAACTCTGTATCTAATCGACTTATGATCTTACTACGTGTTAGTTTTTTCACACCACGGCGTTGTCAAGCATTTGTATTAAATGTCTTATTTCACTCTTTTCGAACTTACCAGATATCTCAGCGTTATATGTCTTAAAAGATAAAAAGTACATATCCTTATCGGCTTCGTGCTTACTTTCTTTCTTCCCTAAATACTCTATATTTAAATCGAACTTCATTGCGTAATTAATTAAAGATTAGTATTATGGCGTATTGTACTACGTCAAACGCCCTTTTTTTGATTTGGTCGTTGTGACTACGTTTTGGCCAAGGTAGTAAAATTATTTAACAATGTCAAGCTGACAGTAGATTACTTAAGTTTTATTTTGTCTGCTATTTTCTCAGCACTACGGCCTATTACATACCCTCCAATACCTAATTGTAAGAGGTTCCAGAACTCGTTTTCTAATTCAGGAATAGGTAAACTAAACACGGGCGCAATAAACTTTACGTAGATCACAATAAAACCAAACGCTAACATTAGAATAGGTCTCCAAGATCGTTGCAACCAATTACCGCTCGCTTCCGTAACAATAATTTCGGTTTGTAGCTTTTGTAGTTCTAACTGTTGTTCTTGTAGAACCTTAATGATTTCGTTTTTAGCACGTAATCTTTCTTCGTCTGACGTAAATAGTTCGTCAATAACCTTGCCTATTTCGGCCACAACCTTTGTGTTAAACCACTTTAGTATTTTATTCATACCACCTTATTTGTAATTGTAAAAACAATAGATATATATTTAGTTCGTCAAAATTGTACTTCTCGTCGTTCCCATAATAGCTTAGGCCACAGATAAAACTTGTCGGAAATAAAATTATAATAGCAAAACTCATTAGTAATAGTAACTTATGTTTTCGTACTCTGCCCTTGCATCAAAGCTAGGACATTCTTTTTCGCTAAAATCACGATGCCCGTAAATAACAGAATCACGATAGCTTTCTTTTAGTTTAAGCAAAAGTTCATACAAAGCGTCTTTTTGTTCTTCTGTTCTTGTGTCTTCTGGAAAGCTTTGTTCCCCGTTTGCTGACATACCGCCTGCATAAGCGACCCCAATACTATCCCAATTGTTTCCCTTGCAATGCGCACCCGTCTTTTCGATCGGACGGCATTCGTGCAAACACCCGTCTAAGTCGATAAAAAAGTGATAACCAATATCAGACCACCCGTTTTCTATAACGTGCCATTTATATAAATCGTCTGTCGTTACCTCTCGACCCTCAGGCGTGTACGTGCAATGAACTATTATTTTGTTGATCTTTCGCATACGCACTTAGTTTTTAGCCTATCTAGTAAGCCATTCCATTTAAAATGTAAGTCGCATTTTCTTGCTTCGAGCCAACTTGCTATCTTTCTAAGTGTATTAATCATATTCTTTTGCGTATTTTAAGGCGAACTCTAAGTGTTCTTTTAACCAATGATCTCGGTATTCTGAGCCGTGATAAAATTCTTTTATGCATAGCGAACAACCTATTATTTTTTTCCTTTCTTTTTGATCTCCCACCATTTTTGTATTGTGTAACCAATAGTGACTAAAAGAAGAACAATCTTTAAACTATCCTCAACGGCGTTTAGACTGCTAACTGTCATAGCTGACAAATTGATTGCGTATATTTTCATTGAACTCGTGTCCATTTTACTCTGTTTCTTCTGCAGCTTGCTCTTGCGCGTCTTTCACGTCTTTCAGTTTTTGAGCCTCTACTTCTTCAATCATTTCGTCCGTCCAAACACCCGTAACGTAGGGCTGTAAATTTTCTGGTAAATTACCAATAGGTTGTATTTCATATATGTTTCTTGAATAACTAGAAGAAATTATCACACCGTCTTCTAAAACGTCAGTGCGTTGTCTCTCTTGAAGTACCCTAGAATTTTCTACAAACTCAACTTTATCTAAAACTGTATTTTTAACTAAACTCATTTTTTTATTATTTATTTATTGTGTTGTTCTATAATGTATTACTCCAGTTATTTGCCTCACACCATAATTACTATAGCCTATACTATAATTAAAGGCATCATTACGAAGCGGAGAAGTTTTGGATTGTACATTGTTACTTGTGAAACCAAAATACATTCCATAAGTGCCCCATTTATAAGGTCTAATTTGAAAATCATTGTCGGTATTGTAAGTCTGCATATTTATCCCAAAACCATAATCCCCGTGTAAAGGAGATGTTTTATTGTAGTCACTAGTGTAAGAACCTGCAACTGAAAAAGGTAAACCACCTAACCAAGTCGCGTGTGAACCACTTAACCAACTCGTAGGTGAAGCACTAGAGTTACTAAATGTAATATCAATGTATACAGTAACAGAACTACCCACTTTAACGTATCTCGAATTGTCTGACCAAGAAGAAAAATCAGTACCGCTATAAAAAGCTATATTTGACCCAGGCTGATAGTAAGCAAGTCCAAAAGTTAAATTAGCATCACCTTCTTCAAAGTCATCTAATTCGTTTGCTGAAGCATTTGCACCTACTCTTAATGGTAACGGGGTATAATTATAATCCGAATGGACAATAAAAGAGTCTGCCATTGAGGTGCCATTACTGGCGCGAAAAGCAAGACCATAAAAAACCGGATTTGACTTTGCTAATATTTCAAAAAGTTCGATCGGTGAGACTGCCCCTGCGGTAAACTTAATTTTCGAATTCAAATAGGGCCCAGAGGTGTTAATTGTAAGGTCCGGATCGATTGTTGATATTGTTAAGTCACCACTCATTGTATCTCCAGACTTAGATACTTTATTCGCAATAGCAGATGTGTTTGCACTTATATTGCTTGTGTTCGTGGATATGTTACTCGTGTTGGTAGCAATATCTGTATCGTTCGACGCAATATTTGTCGCATTCGTACTTATGTTTGATGCATTTGTAGCTATGTCAGTATCATTCGATGCGATGTTAGTAGCATTTGTACTGATATTTGTAGTATTAGCCGCAACGTCTGTCTGTAAAGTGCTTATATCACTATCATTACTAGCAATGTTCGTAGCGTTAGTTGATATGCCTGACGCATTTGTGCTTATATTTCCTGCGTTTGTAGATATATTCGATGTGTTAGTTGCAACGGCAGTCTGCAAAGTACCTATATCCGTGTCGTTATTTGCGATGTTGGTAGCGTTAGTGCTTATATCACCTGCATTTGTCGATATATCTGACACGTTTGTAGCTATACCACTTGCGTTCGTTGTAATGTCTCCTTCATTTGCCGTAACTCTGCCGTCGAGAGCCGTAATGTCTGTATCATTACTTGTAATGTTCGCAGCGTTTGTAGCGATGTTCGTTACGTTAGTCGCGATACCTGATGTGTTTGTAGCAATATCGGTGGTGTTACCTGCTATATCAGAAGCGTTTGTCGCTATGTCTGTAGTGTTAGTAGCGATATCTGTGTCATTGCTTTGGATTGCGGTCGTGTTAGCCGAAATACTACTTGCGTTTGATGATATACCGCTTGCGTTAGTAGAAATACCTGCTGAGTTAGTTGCTATGTCGGCGGTATTTGTTGCAATATCCGATGTGTTAGTAGATATGTTAGCGGTATTTGTTGCGACGTTACCCGTGTTAGTTGTAATGTTTGACGTGTTAGTCGCTATGTTAGTTGCGTTAGAACTAATGTTTGAGGTGTTACCTGCAATAGCCGTTTCATTCGCATCAATATCATCTGCATTGTTACTTATACTAGTTGCATTGTTAGAGATATTAGACGTATTTGTCGAAATGTTACTAGTGTTGGTGGTTATATTGCCCGTATTGGTGTTTATAGCCGTTTCTAAGGCACTCCCGTCAATATCTAGCGTATTATCTAGTGCGGTTGTAGTTATGCCGTTAGACCCCGTTATTTCAAACGATTCGCTATCTAAGTCAACATCACCCGTTCCTGCATTTCCCGTAAAATCTAAGTCCTCAGCAGTTATTTTGTCATCTACATACTTTTTTGTTGCAGCGTCTTGATCTGCCGTTGGGTCTACTACGTTTGTAATCTTGTTTGTAGACATAGACATTTCACTCTCAACGGTTACCGAACCCGTAAGCGTACTCTCGGCCGTTACACTCAAAGAATTAGCGGTTGCTAGACCAGAAGTCTCTAATGTTGTAGATTTTAACGAGCCGTCATTCGATATTTTTACACCCGTTAGGTTTCCCTTCCCGTCAGTTATTTCGACCTCTCCCGTAACTTCTTGGTTGTCGTTAGTTTTAAGTAACGATTTGTAAGTGTCTTTTATTTTAGTGTTTTCTAAACTTGCCATATTAAATTATTTAAGGACAGACTGTGTCTATTACGTCTTGAATTGTTAATTTGTTTTTAACGTCTCCGAACCAACTTACACAATAAGATTTACCCCAGTCGTTTGTAATTGTCATTTTTTAGTCTTTTTTAAATAAGCGATTAGTTTCGCTAAATTCTTTCTTTTAACCTTATATTGTTTTTTCATAAAACCCAACCTACAAAATTAGCTTCTCTATCGGGGTACATATCCGAATTGACGTTGTTCCAGTATTCAGGAAACTTCTGTTGCGAATTAAACGCCATATAGTCAATAAAACGACGCGTGTAAAAGTCTGCAAAGTTTCTGTGTTTCTGAGTAAGGAAGTCAACCTCGTCTTTCGACACGCTCTCTGCGGTTTCTGATCGGTGTTTAAATAAACCCCCGTTTTTAACCTCATAAGACGCAAAAGGCAAATAATCTACCATTGCAAAATGTATAAGCATTGGTTGTACATAATCTTGTACAAGTGTAAGGTAGTCTCCTGACAACGTGCCATCTACAACATCTTGTTCGATTTTATCATATAATTGCGTACCCAAATAATTTTGAATATGCATTTGTTGTGCAATCTTAATAAACTGAATAAACTTATCCGTGTCCACGTTTCCGTTTAGAATCGTGTTCTTAGCTAAGTCTGTTCGTGTAATAAATAGTCCAGTAGCCATATTTTAGTTTTTACGCCAGTAATTGTTTCTTGCAGAAGCGATTTCGGCAACCTCTTTTGGGTTTGTTTCAAACTCTGCTTCTGATTTTAATGACGGGTCAAGTTCACGTATCATTTCTTTTGCACGTTTAACTGTAATCTTACGATTGTTTTTTCTGACGTACACTCTGCGCATCCAATAGTGTGAACAGTTTACACCGCCTTTGTATAAGAAAATGTTATACGTGCTACTTCCTTTTGGTGCTAGTTCTGAGTTGTCGTTACTTTCTTTATCTAAGTCTTCTTTACGATATACCTTTTGTGCGGACATCATTTTTTCGCAAAAATCTCTAGACTTTCCTTTTGTGCTACGCCCTGCGGTATATACATATCTAACTTTAAATAACGAGGTATCTTGCTCAGACTTACGATTTGGACTTGACGACACTACACTAGCTAAGTTTAAAGATGATATCAGGTTGTCATCGTATTGGTTAGAAGGCCTTTCGTCAATAATTGAGTATGCCGACAAGTCTTCTTCGTTTAAATCTAGCAAAACGTCAAGTAATTCTTGTTTTAGCTTTTCTGCTTCGCTAAGCGGTACGCAGTTAGGAACTTTCTTTCCGTCTTTGATCTTATACCCTATCATTTCGTAACCGTCCCAACAAGGTGCTTTTAAGTCGTGCGTTTCGCAAGGCATATAATATGTAACGCCGTCTAGTTCGTGTTCGTGATAACCTTCACAACCCATTTCCTTAGCAGCGATTTCGGCTTCGCCTTTAGTTTCGTAAGCTACTCTGCCGTCAATGTTTTTTGATAGTTTTTGACCCGTTTCTTCTTCGACTTGTTCTTTAGTCATAGCGTTTTCTAGGTCTGTAAACTCTAGCGGTTGCAATGTCTTAAAGTACAATTTGAGTGATATGTTATTAAACGCCAACACTTCGTCGAAGCTACCTATTAATAGATTTTGGAACGGACGTATAACGGTGTTGTCCATTAACGTACTTGCGGTTTCTAATTCGTCAGCGTTATTACCAAGACCCGAATTGTCTTTAATGCCTAAAAGCATCGGACTTATAATTCTATGCGAAACCATAAGCTTCTGCATACTCTCGCTCGATAGAAATTCGTATTGTTGGTGTGCGTCAGATAATTGCACGGGTTCGATGTTTCCTTGTTGCTCTGCCCCGTCGTTAAACGCTAGAATAAACCTACCTGCGTTACTACTTCCAGAAAACTTATCCCGAATCTTTTGTTCGATAAGTGCTTGTGTTTCTTCCTCAGGAATACCGTTGTTAAAGTTTATCATCATAGACGGCGCAAGTCCGTTCATAATGTTGTTTAAGTGATAGTTTGCTATTTCTTCTTCTAGTTCTGCGTATTGCAATCCACCCTGATAGTCGACGGGACTGTAATACTGAAACCCTGCACGATAAGGCTTTACATATACGATCTCAATATCCTCATTACTTGTTCCAAAAGCGGGTATTCTAGTCAACACGTCGTTCTTCTGGTATTCACTCCAATCGTGAAAATAGTAATACGCTTCTATATCGCCCTCTTCATTACACTTTTCGGCTCTTAGTGTTTCAACGGGAAAGTGTTCTACTTGCGCGATCTCTGTTCTTGCGTCATTATAGATAACCTGATACGAACATTGACCCATTAGCTTTAAGTCTGCACATAGTTTTTTAACACAATCGTCTGTAAATAGGGACTTCATTTTTGCGTATTCTTCGGGTTGCTTATTGCTATCTGTTGCATCTAACCCCTTACCAAAGATCATAGCCGATACCCCGTTTATGATTGCGTTGTTGGTAGCACTTCCGTTATAGCGATCTATCAAATATTGAAAGTAGTTATTGTCTTCGCCGTATTGTACGAAATCTTGGTTTTTGACCTCCTTGATTTCGGGTGTCGTGTAAGTGTTTAATTGTACAAATCTATACTTGCTCATAATACTATATAATCGTTTCTTTTCTTAAAATTACTGTCTGTTTCTGGCGGTGTTTTGTAGTCGCCTTTTGCTATTTCGTAATACTTATTGTCTGTTTGATTTATTGTTTGTGCGGTTACAAATACTCTGTCCTTAAAATATATCTCTTTCGAATCAATCTGTTTTATCTCGATATCGTAAAAGTGTCCTTCTACCAAAAAATCGGGGTGGTCTTCCATTAGAAACTTGATGTCGTTAAAATCGTCGTTCACGGTTGGACTTGTAATGCCTATATCGTCTTGCCAATCGTAATCCGCTTCTTCCCAATTATCGTCGTTAAAATTCCAAACCATATTTGGAAGGCGTTTACATATAACCTCGTTAGTGCTATCGTCTCGAAAGCATATTTCGCAAGTAGGTACTGCTATATTCCTACTCAGGAACGAAATTTCTTGTACACTTGTTATCGGTTTTAGTATATACACTTTTGCCTTTTGTATTGTAACGTATTAAATGCGTGTTTTGTGTAAAAAAAAAGGGTCGCTTTACGCAACCCCCTTTCAAACTAACAATAATCAAGAAAAAACCTATATGTCGTTAATCTCTCCAGTACCTAAGTTAGACGTAACAAGACTTTCCGTTACGAAATAGGCTGGCATCGGTTCCATTCCTGCGATAGTCAAGCTATAACCTGACATATCTCCCATAGCCGTACCCGTAGAGATTGTTCCACCCGTTACGTTACAACCAAATTTTAAACCTGCTAACAAGAAGTTTCCGTTGTTATCTTCTAGAATAACGTGAGGTCTGCCTTTAGCAATATCATTTACTTGTTGGTGTGTTTGTGGGCTAAGCTTAGGCAAAACCACTGTAATTGTTTGTTCGTAGTACAAAGTCCCGTTTTCGGTAGAGGCCGTAACGGCTTGTTCTAACGATGACGTGTTTTTAACTTCGTACTTAAAGAATTCTGGATTGTCTGCACTAGCAAATGACGTAATCGTGCCATCGGTGTCAGTAGCAAACCCCGTACCCTCTGTAAGTTCGCCGTAGTCAGCGAAATATACATTCTTTACGCCACCGATACTATCTCGGCAAGGTAAAGCTCTGTTTTTTGTTATAGTACAAGACATAATTTTTTGTATTAAAAAAGGGTAGGTAGGCACAATGTCGGCTTACCCACCCCTTTGATTAAATTGATTTTACTGCTTACGAGTAGGTAACTAATTCAGAAGCAATTCCAAATTGAGTTCCTGCCGTGTAACGCATTACTACACGAACATTCTGAGACCCGTCGATTTCTGCCATATCTAACAACTTAACTTCGTTACTATCAGCCATAAGGCCAGTTCCGAAATATAGATTGCCTTTTTGAGCAGCCATAGCTTGGTTATCTCCAAGTCCGTTAGCTACGAATAGCTTTACGCCGTCAAAAGAAAGGCTAGAACCACCAGTATACCATTGTGTACCTTGTGAGTTTGTACCTGCAGCACCGAGGCCTTGCGCTCCGAACCCACCTA